CTCTGATTCGTGCTTATTGTTAGCTAGAATCCGTTCATATCGTTCGAGAGTTGTAACCTTAGTAGGTATAACTTCTCTAAAAGGTAATCTTGGATTCATTCCAAGAGCCGCAGGTAACGATTCAAAACCTTCTAATCCTATATGGGATAAAACCTCATAATTGGAGAAGATGGTCTGTTTCATTACAGACTTAACTTTCTCGTCGAAAGTTGCAGAAACAGCTTTAAGCCCTTCCGGGCAAGTTGGTTCTGAAGAGGAATAGACAAGTCTATTCAATCTCTTTCTTAAGCTCATGAGAGAACTTAAGACTACTTTGTCTGGATCGTAGGCATTTAGTGTTCGTCTAACCATCTTAATCAGATTATCATCTGGTTGGGAAAAGTTAAGACCGAAGGGATCACACAAGTGTGAAACCTTATCAAACACTTTCTGCTGACGATCTGAAAGGAGACAGCGACTCCGGCGTCCCAATAGACTGCAAATGTCGAGGAAATTGTCGTTAGACATTCTTCTCCATTTTAACTGGGGAATCACCCTAGTTGAAGTAATTATTTTGCCAGCAAACTCACAGAGTATGTTGGAAGTAATTGACTTCTCAGTCGAAAAGGGACAACCCATCTGTTCGAGCATGATAATGTACTCATTGTACAATGATGTGTCTAAAATGACAACATCATCTCCTACAACGTAGAACTGGTTGATGAATTCACCAGCTAAATGTTTAAGAAGTAAACCATGCGTGAGTGTAAAAGAACCAAAACTAGGAAACAAACCTAGAGGTTGGCCTTTTGTCCACTGAAGTACTCCGAAAGGAGACTTCCAGACACCCCTGGATATATCTCGAAATAAATCGATGTATGGCCAGTCCTTTTCAGAAAAGATAGCACGAAGTGCTTCTATCTGTAGGGAAAGAGGGAAATAATCTGTTGCCGATGATAAATCGACAGAGTGAACTTCACCACCTTGAGAAAGGTGTCGTTGGATGTGTGGAATTGCCTTTGTTTGATCAAAGGTGCAATCCCATGGAAGTGATTTCACAACATCATAAATTGCAACGCCAAAGGGGCGAAGCGCTTCTTGATGTATGCGAAGAGGGGATGCTACAGAACGTAGCTTGCCACCCGGTTCTTGTAGGAGGTGGATTTCTCCACCTAGTACAGGATTCCTTAAAGTAGTTACATCACGTAACCGACTAAGGAACGTCCTTCTGGTGCTAAGACCTTCAAGTAAAGGGTCATAAATTGACCGATATTTGAGGAATAGCTCTAGCCCACCTG